ATTGACGGTATCGAAGCTGAGATGAGTATAAGTTCGACAGGTTTGGAAAGCTTGTTGGCGATATCTGGAAATGAGGTAGTTAATGATGTGGTTGTGGAAATGCAGAGTACTGATGGTTCAATTATTACTCCTACCTTTACAACTACTGATGAATTTAAAATAAATATACCTAGTGGGTCTAGGGTATCTGATCAAGATTTCGGGGTTGAGGGCGGAGGTTCCGTTGTGGCAAATGCTAAGATTCAGAATGTAATTTTATAAAAAAAAGGGTAATATAAGATAGAATGCCGAGAAGAAAAGCTGCGGATAAGATGGAGCCATTGGAAATGATGGCTGAGTTTGAAAGAACAATAAAATTTAATAAGCGCCAATTTAAATTCACCCCCAAACAAAAGAAGTTTCTAGATATCATACTTGACGAAGAGTCTAAAATCATTTTTGTTTCTGGACCTGCTGGCAGCTCCAAAACCTACATGAGTTTATATGGATTATTGCAGATGATGAAGTCTGATTTTTCAAAAGACTTAATATATGTAAGAAGCATCGCGGAAAGTGCAGATAAGGGGTTGGGTAGCTTACCCGGGGACATTGCTGAAAAGTTTGACCCATTTTTGGGTCCGTTATACGATAAAGTTGAAGAAATCGTTAGTGCTGGGGATGCAGTGTTCTTAAAACAGAAAGAAAAGATTTCTGGAGTGCCTATTAACTTTTTGAGAGGTGCGAGTTGGAATAATAAGTTAATTTTTGCCGATGAAGCGCAAAATTTCACTCTTGGGGAGCTGACCACGTTAATTACTCGTATTGGGGAGAATACAAAGATTATTATTGGGGGTGATTTCTTCCAAAGTGATATTGGAGTGGGTAAATCTGGATTTAAAGATTTATTTGCTAAATTTGACGACGATGAATCGAAAGAGAAGGGTATTCATACTTTCAGTTTTAACGAAAGTGATATTGTCCGTAGTGAAATCCTAAAATTCATCATAAAGAGGTTAGAAAGTGGCTCGAAATAGAAAAATCTCTATAAACTAGTATTATTGGATAATGAATCATATATTTTGTTTTAGTTGTGGCCATAAGATGAGCTATAATCTTTCTCCACCTAATTTTTGTGAAAAATGTGGTGCGGATCAGAAATCTGGCACAAGTAAAGCCTCATCTAATAAAGAAGCTCCAGTTGAAGTCGAAGAATCTTTGGCGGAAGACGAAACAAATGCTACAAGCGTTCCAAGACTTACTAAGCTCGATGTGGAAACTGAAAACTTCGGAGGTACGATGACTATTGGGCAAATGGCAGGTCAAAATACACCGCCCGTTCATAAAGGATCAAAAACACAAAATTTGAACGATTTACTTGAATAATGTCAGAAAAGAAGTCATATGAAGACTACACTGATTTTATTGATGAAGCTATAAGAAAGCAAAGATCCAGATGGAGGTTAGATGCTATTAAGTGGTTTGACTTTGAGGATGTAGAGCAGGTTGTAAAATCTCACGTAGCGCAGAAATGGGACATGTGGGATCAAAGTCGTCCACTAGGCCCGTGGTTGGGTCGAGTTATCACAAATAGGATGTGGAATTTGATTCGGGGCCATTATGGTTCTTATATTAAGCCTTGTTCTACTTGTATCCATGCTAGGGATGAATTATGCGCTAAAACTCAAAGTGGCAACCAAGATGATTCATGTAAAGATTATGCTAAGTGGCTCAAGAAGAAGAAGTATGGATTGGAATTAAAAACAGCTGGAAGTTTGGATGAGTATGATGATTTGGGGAATGTGAAATGTAATAACTCTTTTGATTATGATTACCATCTCGATAAGTTGGATGTTCAGATGAAAGAGAAGCTTTCTAAAAAGAAATACAAAGCATATAGAATGATATTCTTTGAAGAATCTTCTGAGCAAGAAGTTGCTACTTTCATGGGTTATAAATGCACACCGTCCAATAAGAAGCTTGGATATAGACAAGTTAAAAATCTAAAAAACCAATTTCACAAATTAGCATCAGAAATACTTAAAGGAAAGGATATAAACTAATATGGAACTCACAAAAGAACAAATAGAGTATCTAAAGCAAAATGCCGCGAAAATATTAAATCTCAACGAACTAACACAAAAATGTTTTAGGAATGACGATTTGGATGGCAGATCAAGCGAAGGTCGTGCAGTAAGGAAGTTTTTGATAGAAAATGACATAAATTACAAAACAACTAGAAGAAAACCGCCTGAAGAAATTGAATTCACCGAGCAGCAGCAAGAATTCATTATCGATCAAGCCAAAAATGGCTTATCTTCACTAGAAATAGCAAAACTGATTTTCCCAAACAAAGAAATCAGACCTTTAAGCAACGAACAGAGAAAAGTTTTACTGCATATCAGGGAAGTCAACCCTGACTACATGCCATCTCAAGATTCTGGAGCAATCAACGATTACATTTGCCCCAAAAGCCCTAGCAGAATTATAAAAAAAATAAATGACTCAACAGGGATCGGTTTGGAAGATGGAAAGCTAAACAGGCAAAAACAAATCTGTGTGCAAACACTGGGCATAAATTTATCCAATAGTAGGTTCCTAAAAATTATTAATAATTATACAAACGCTGAAGACCGAGAACTCTTTGAGCAGGAGTTTATTAGACTCACTTGGGATAAGCCTGATTTGACCGCTGACGAGATTAACCTCTATTTGAATGTCTGTAAAGAGATAATCAACTTGGAGGTCGTCTCGATGCATCTGAACAAGCTTAACGACATGTTTGATGTCGCTGACGACCAGACGGAGATCACAGTGCGTCTCGCGGAGATTATTAAGGCTAAATCTTCTGAGTATCACCAGTGCGAAACAAGAATCGAGAATCTGACCAAAAAACTCCAAGGAGACAGGTCAGAGAGAATGAAAAAGAACCAAAAAGAAAACGCCTCGTTTCTATCTATCGTTCAAATGTTCCAAGAAGAGGAAGAGAGGAAAAATATGGTTCACATGGCAGAAATGCAAAAAAAGATCATCAAAGAAGAAGCAGAACGGTTGGAGGGTATGGCAGAGTGGAAAGCAAGAGTTTTAGGTATAAGTCAAGAAGATGCAATTTGAATGTAAAGAATGCGGCGAAAGCTTTGGTAGCAGAAGAAGTTTACATGCTCATATAAAGAAGCATAAGCTTACTCTTGGGGATTATTACGTGAAGTATATGCCACGTTTTGATAAGCTAACTAATAAGCCTATAGAGTTCAAAAACGCAGACCAGTATCTATCTTCCGATTTCAATCGACAAGGGAATATGATTAGATGGTGTTCGGAAGCTCCAGAAGATGAGGTAAAGGAATATGTATTGGAAAAATTCAAAAAACGCATAGAGGACAAAGGTCTAGATAAAGCACCCTCTAGTGTATATTTAAAAACAGCGGGTTTACCGACAATGGAGATTATTAAACGTGTCTTTGGTAGCTACACGCTGTTTTGCCGTGAGCTGGGGATAGAAACAAGATATGGAGATAATTTATGTGAAGAGTTTTTTGAAGATCACACTGATGCCACTGTCTGGATTGACACAAGAGAAAATCAGCCCTTAGAGTTTAAAAATTCTTTTGTTTGTAAACTAGACTATGGAGACTACACGCTGGAGCCTAAAAGTTATACCTTTACTCATGTAGAGAGAAAATCATTTAGTGACTTTGCTTCTACAGTAACTAATGGGTATGATAGGTTCTACAAAGAGATGGAGAGGTGTAGGCATTCTGGGTGTTATTTATTTGTGGTGATAGATACAGATTTCGAAGGCATATTCAAATTGAATAATTCTGTTTATAAAAGATTCAATATGAGCTACGTCTTCAACAAAATGAGGCAATTCGAAGTGGAATTCGGAGATTGCTGTCAATTTGTATTTAGCGGTTCAAGAAAAAGAAGCGAAGAGTTAATTCCCAAGATTCTTTGTTTAGGTAAGAAACTATGGAAAGTAGACTTACAATATTTTTGGGAAAAAGAATTAAATAAAAATGGCTTGGCAAGAAGGAAATCAGAAGCTGAACAGGAAGTTCAAGAATATCAACGAAGAGGTTCTTCAAAAAGAAGGTTATATAGACGACGAAGAGGCTAGGCTTCTTCTATATAAATTTCTAAGAGAAAACCCATCTTTTACTTCTGAATTATTTACAGGGGTAAAGTTATTCCCTTTCCAGCATATGGCTATTAAGGCTATGATGGAGAGCGACTACTTTTTAGGTATTTGGTCCCGTGGTATGAGTAAGTCATTCTCGACGGCTCTATTCGCTATTTTAGATTCTATTATGAATCAGGGTGTCCAGATTGGTATTATATCTAAATCCTTTCGACAGTCGAAGATGATCTTCAAGAAGATAGAGGATATAGTCAAAAGCCCTAAAGCGGAGTTCTTTTCTCAATGCGTGACTCGTACATCCAAGATGAATGATGAATGGTTGATGGAAATAGGCAGAAGTAAGATTATTGCCCTTCCTCTAGGCGATGGTGAGAAACTTCGTGGTTTCCGTTTCCAAAGAATGATTATTGATGAGTTATTGTTGATGCCTGAAAAAATTTACAATGAGGTTATCATGCCTTTCCTATCTGTTGTGGAGAACCCTACTGAGCGTCAAGAAATCTATGATCTTGAGACCCAGATGATTGAAAAGGGGGAGATGGAAGAAGAGGATAGAAAAAAATGGCCCAACAACAAAATCATTGGATTATCTTCGGCTTCGTATAAATTTGAATACTTGTTTAAATTATACCAGCAATACGAAAACTTAATCCTGAATGAAAACAAGCAAGATGGCGCACATAGAGTCATTATGCATTTCAGTTATGATTGCGCTCCAGAACAGCTATATGATCAAAACTTAATTAACCAATCTAAGTCCACCATGAGTCAAGCTCAGTTTGACCGAGAGTTTGGAGCTATATTCACCGATGACAGCTCTGGCTACTTCAAGGTGAGTAAGATGGCCGCTTGCACCATACCTGACGGTGAGGGGCAGTGTGTGGAGGTTATCGGTGATCCTAGCAGCAAGTACATCTTGGCATTTGACCCTTCTTGGTCTGAGAGTGAAGGTTCTGACGATTTTGCGATACTGTTGATTAAGCTTCACCCAGAGACGAGGAAAGGAACAATTGTTCATAGCTACGCTGTATCTGGCGCTAATTTACAAACACATATAAGATATATGGCTTATATATTTACGCATTTCAATATTGAGATGGTTGTAGGCGATTATAATGGTGGCGTTCAGTTTTTAAATGCTTGCAAAGAAAGCGGCATATTCAAAAAACAAAATTTAAAGATAGATACTATAGATGCGGATTTAGATAACCCTAAAGACTATAAAAAGGGTATCAGGAAATTAAAAAATCAAATTAATAAGGAATCAAGGAAGTTTGTATTCTTGAGGAAGCCTACGTCCAGCTGGATCAGAAATGCTAACGAATCTCTCCAATCCGCATTTGATCACAAGAAGATATACTTCGCGGGTTCAGCTATGGATGAGAATTATAATATGCAGAGGAAAGCTAACATCCCAATTGAAAAATTACAGTTCTTAAAAAACAAGGATGCCGAGGAAAAGAAGAAGGACGCTAAGATGATTGATTTTGTTGAACACCAAAAGGACATGATAGATTTAATCAAAGTCGAATGCGCTCTAGTTCAAGTGACAACCTCCCCACAAGGGACACAAAGTTTTGATTTGCCATACAACTTAAGAAAGCAGAGAGGGGCTGATAAAGCAAGGAAAGACTCCTATTCCGCTTTGATCTTAGCTAACTGGGGGATGAATGTATACTTTGACATGATAGAAGATAGAGGTGAGTCAACTCAAGAAACTTTTACGCCAATGTTTATTTCTTAACTTTTAAAAGTTAGAAAGTGACTTTTGGTGTAATATAATAAAACGATGGCTAGGAAGTATACAAAAAAATCTGATTATTGGAAAAAGTTTGAGAATCGCGATTCTCTTCCTTATTTTAACGAAGCTGAAGCTTCTTATGGGCCAGAACTAGTTGGTGAGGCATTCTATACCTCTGACGCATCATATAAAAGCGTTTCGAGTGCTGCTAGGTCAAATACCGCTGGAACGTCAAGAACCTCCAGAATCAATGGTGCGGCTATTAAAACAACCATTGATAGATTCTCAAGCATTAGAAAAGGTATGCTTCCTTATGAGTATGCTAGTGATGGTGTAAATGTGCGTGAAGGTATTGAGTTATGCCAAAAAGCGTATGCTAACGTATCGATATTCAGAAACGCTATTGATATCATGTCTGAGTTCGCTAATACAGACATTTACCTTGAAGGCGGCACAAAGAAGAGTAGGGAGTTCTTCCAAGAGTTTTTTAAGAGAATAAACTTACAAAACCTCAAGGATCAGTATTTTAGAGAATATTATCGTAGCGGTAACATTTTTCTTTACCGTTTTGACGGCGAGTTTGAGGTCAAAGATTATGCGCGGCTTATGAATCAAGTCGGCGCAATTAATCCGTCTGCCAACAAGATCCCTGTTAAGTATGTCATCTTGAATCCTTTTGATATTGTATCTAAAAGAGCTACGACATTTAATGTTGGGGCTTATGAGAAAGTTCTTTCTGAGTATGAACTTTCTAGACTACAAAACCCTGTTACTGAAGAAGATCAGTTGATATTTGATTCTTTAGATCCTGAGATGAAGGAGCTTGTTGAAAAAGGCTCTTACTACACTGATGGTTTAAAGATCGAGTTAGATCCCAAACGTTTAACCTTCTCTTTCTATAAAAAACAAGATTATGAGCCATTCTCTATTCCTTTCGGCTATCCAGTCTTAGAAGATATCAATGCAAAGCTTGAGTTAAAGAAAATGGATCAAGCTATCACTCGCACTGTCGAGAACGTGATTCTTTTAATCACTATGGGTGCTGAACCAGAGAAGGGTGGTATCAACGCCAATAACATCAATGCAATGCAGCAACTCTTTAAGAATGAGAGTGTTGGGAGAGTCCTTGTATCTGACTACACCACAAAAGCTGATTTTGTTATTCCAGATTTAAATAAAGTCTTAGGGCCGACTAAATATGAAACCCTTAATGAAGATATCAAACAAGGATTGCAAAATATTGTTGTCGGTGAAGAAAAGTATAGCTCAACTCAAGTCAAAGCCCAAATCTTTATTGATAGGCTTAAAGAGGCTAGAAGTTGCTTCTTGAATGATTTCCTACAGAGAGAAATTAAAAGAATAGCCAAAGACCTTGGATTTAAGTCATACCCCACCGCTATCATGAAAGATATTGACATGCGGGATGAAACCCAGCTTATGCGTGTTTCCACAAGGCTTATGGAGCTTGGAATACTTACCCCACAACAAGGAATGGAGATGTTCCAGAATGGTAAGTTCCCAACTGCGGAGGAAATCGCCCCAGCACAACAAACATTTATCGAGCAAAGAAAAGGTGGTTTTTATAATCCTATTGTCGGTGGTGTACCAATGATTGAGGATGAGGTTGCTACCCCAGCCTCAAAATCAAAAACTCCACAAAGTGCGGGGAGACCAGAGGGAACTGTAGATATTCCACAAGCCGAAGCTAACTACTCAAGGAAAGGTCTTCAAACAACCATATATGAAATCGAAGCTTTTAGCTCTATTGCTAGAGAAAGATTCCAAAAAGAGTTGGATCAAGAAGACTTGAACCCACAGCAAGAAGACATGCTTAAGCAGCTTTGTGAAGCGATTATCTGTTCTACAGAGAAGCCTGAATGGGGACAAAGACTAGAGGCTTGTGTTGAGGACTTTGAGCTAATTCAAGATTTAAATGCACTTGATGATATTTTAGGTGTAGCTACTAAACATAATTTAGATATTTATCCATCAGCAATTTTATACCATAGTCATGAAAATTAATCCAGAAGACATTGAAGTACCTCTTGAAAAAACTGTTAGTTTTAACAATGGGGAAGTAGAAGTATCCATCGCTAGTAAATATAGTGGTTCAGAAGCAGGTTTGTATAAATCTTATATGAGCATGTGTGCATCTGATGACAAAGCCCTGACTGATACTGAGGGTATGGATAAAGATAAGACTTACTCTGCCTGTGCTGTTCAGTATGGTAAAATGCGAGGTATGATGATGGATGATAGCAAAGGAGGACTTACTGACGAACAGAAAAAACTTCCACCCGCGCTACAAAAAGTCATCCTTAATAAGATGAAGAAAGACGGAAAGATTAGCGAAGAGGAGGCTGAAGCGGCTTATGCTAAATTCCTTTCTAAAGATGACAAAAAAGAAGCTGATCCAAAAGGCGAAAAAATTAATGTGGTGGAGAAAAAGTAAGATGCCTTACAAACACACTGCGTTTTTTGAAACAGAGGTCTTAGCTCATCAAATAGACGAGCAATTTATCTCACAAGCTTCTTTAGAGGAGTTAGCTCCTCTTGTGCCGAAAGATATAGACTTCAAAAAAAATGTTGATTTAATCGGTGTTTCTTTTAACGCTGCTGTTGTCAACATGTTCAATAAGAATGGTGACGGCATGAACACCGAAACTGCTCTTGCTTATACAGATCAGTTCATTCATAAGCCTACTAATATTGAACACGATAAAGAAAAGATTGTTGGTCATATTGTAAGTGCTGGATTCAGTGAGTATGGAAGCAGTAAGATGCTGTCCCCAGAAGCTGCTAAAGATATTACTGACCCATTTAATATTGCTTTGGGTGCTGTTGTATATAAATCTGCTAGTCCTAACTTTGCTGAGTTGATTGAAAAATCAACTGACCCAGAGAATGAATCTTATTATAAAAAAGTTTCTGCAAGCTGGGAGGTTGGATTCACAGATTATGTTTTAGCTGTTGGTAGCACAAAGCTTAGTGAGGCTAGAATCATTGATAATCCAAAGGAAATGGAGAAACTCAATGGTAATTTAAGAGCTTACGGTGGTTCTGGTAAAACTAATAAAGGCGAGCCAATTTATCGCTTGATCACTGGTAAGGTGTATCCACTCGGAGTGGCATTTACATCAAAACCAGCAGCAGATGTAAAAGGAATCTATAAAGATAAAAAAGAAGAAAACCCTGTTATCATTAAAGATAAAAGAGATAAAATTTCACAAATTAATAAAAAAACTGTAATTGAAGAAAAGAATATTGCTATGGAAAATATTGTAAATGAACTTAAAGAGCTTCTTATCGAGAAAAAATTCGGTGAGGAGGCTGTCGCTTCCATGACTCAGACATTCTCAGATGCTATCCGCGAAAAAAGCGATCAGTATGCTGAAGAGAAAAAGTCTATCGAGTCTGAAAAAGAAGCTGTTAAGAAGGAATATGAATCACTTAAAGCATCTGTCGCTGAACTTGAGACCAAGTTGACCGATGCTAACGAGCGTATCAACTCCTTTGAAAATGAAAAGAAGGCGCAGGAAGCTGTAGCCCGATTCAACCTTCGTATGGATGAGCTTGACTCTAAGTTTGAACTTGCTGATGAAGATCGTGAGTTTCTCGCTAATGAAGTTAAGTCTATCGATGAGACCGAGGAAGCTTTCGCTTCTTACTCCGATAAGCTTGAAGTACTTTGGAAGCACAAGAGCAAGGCTCATAAAGAAGCTTTCGAGGCTGAAGTTCAAGCTCGTATTGACGAAGAAGTCGAGAAGAGAATCGCCACCGCTTCTACTGAAGAAGTCAATGTCGAAGCTGCTCTTGATAACGCAACTCAAACAGACGCTGATATTTCCAACAATAACGAAGCTCTTGCTTCTGAGCAGGAAGAATCATTCGCTGACAAATTTAAAAAGGCATTCTCTCGCGAGAATATCGAAATCACAAGATAATCTACTAACAAAAAAATAATATTATGGGACTTAAAACACTTCCTTTTAGACAATATGACGACCACGATGTCGTTAATTTATTCCGAGTTGCCGATGGAATGGTACTCGATTCAACAACTGGAGCAGGTTCTGGCGATGCTGGAACTTTTGTGAAGGTTTCCGCTGGCGACTTTAGCCTTGACCCTGTTTCTTACGGAGCTGATGATTACTTAGGTAAGACCGATTATGCTAACGTAGGCAGAGCGCAATACCCTAAAGTCAATTTGCAGGTTGAGCCTGCTGGAGTTGGTGACAAGCCTCTCGGCATCACTCTTCTTCAGACCGCTAAAGCTGACGAAAATGGAGAGAAGCTTCTCTACAACCCTCAGAAAGCTGCTGAACTTCAAGCTGCACTTCCGGGACAAGCTGTTCCTGTTGCTACTAAAGGTATCTTCTCTATCGCTAGCTCCGCTTTCGCAGGAGATCTTGGTGGCGATCTTGCTATCGGAAGCGGTCTTAAAGCTGCTGCTGGTGGAACCGTAACTGGTTGCGATCCAGATGCTGACCTTAGTTTTGCAACTATTATCGGAACTGGTAGCCGCGCCTCTCAGAATGGTCAAACTGACCAGTTTGATGGTGAGTACCTCGTCTTCAAATTCAACTAATAAGAAAGGATATATTTATATGAAAATTACTTTAAAAAGAACTCCTGAACAAATTGAATTGGTTAAAGCTATGGCTTCCCGCAACCGCACGGTTGCTTATGAAGCTCAAGTAGCTCTCGCTGAGTTCATTGGACCTGTGCTTGCAGAGGTCATCAACAATGCCCCTACGATTTCTAGCCTTTTCACTACGCTTCAGTTCAACGCTGATGACAACCCTTCCATCCCTCTTGATCTCTATAATGACATCAATGATCAGGATTACGTTAAGGTTTACAGTCAGTCTCACGCTGGTGGTCTTCCAACCAACCAAGTGCTTCCTACAGCTTCCGAGCTTAAGATCGCTACTTATGGTTTGGATACCGCAGTTAGCTTTGATCGCCGCTATGCAGCTAAGTCTCGCATGGATGTCGTGTCTAAGACCTTTACCCGTGCCGCTCAAGAGATTCTTGCCAAGCAAGAGACTACTTCTGCCACGCTTGTATTAGGTGCTTTGGCTGACGCTTCCACCAACAGCACTGACCACGTAAGAAAAACTACTCTTACTGACGGCTCATTTCTTCTCGACGACATCAATAAGATGATGACTCTCGCTAAAAGAATCAACGGTTCGTTCCTTGGTGGAACTCCTGCTGCTGGTTCTGCTCGCGGAATCACTGACCTTATTGTTTCTCCTGAAGTTGTCGAAGAGCTTCGCGCTATGGCTTACAATCCCATTAACACCAAAGGTGGTGCTGGTGGAACTTCTGTTGATGGTCTTGCTGCTCCTGACGAAATCCGCATGAGTGTTTACAACTCTGCTGGCCTTCCTGAGTTCTATGGCATCTCTATTATGGAGATTCTTGAGCTTGGTGCTGGTAAGAGATTCACCAACCTGTTTGAGACTGCTCAAGCAGATGCCGGTACAGGTTCTACTGGTGCTAAAACATTCACCACTGGTGATGACCTTGTTATTGGTCTTGACCGCTCTCGCGACTCTCTGATTCGCGCTGTTGCAGTCGATGAAGACAATGGTGGCGAGTTTAACCTCATTGCTGACGATCAGTATAGCATCCGTCAGAATAAGATTGGATACTTTGGTTCTATTGAAGAAGGTCGCATGGTCCTTGATGACCGCGCTCTTGTTGGAACAATCGTTGATCGCACTGCTTAATCTAACTCGATTAAATTTAGAGTCACCCTTTCGGGGGTGGCTCTTTTTTTTGTATTTATTTTAAATTAAGTGTATTATAGAGTATGGACAATAATTTCGACAACATTTCTTACGGTGATGGACAAACTAATTTCTTTGGTGCTAAGTCAAGCGCAGAGCTTAAAGTTAAATTGGATAGCTATGGCAAATCAGAGCTTCGCGGTTTAGCTTCTAAGGCTGGCCTTAATCCTAATTATGATAAGCCTATCTTGAGAGAGATGATCATGAAGGCTTTTAAAGAGTATCAAGCTAAAAACTCTCCTATCCCCGCCCCAAAACAAATGTTTGCTAATGCATCTGAAGATGTCAAAGACATGATTAAGTCTGTCGGAGAGGTATCTCAAGATAAAAAAGAAAAAAAGAAGTGGGCAAAAAAGAAAAACACAAAGAAATAGTGTAACTTAACATATGAGTGTTCTTGGTGATTTAGCTTCTGGTATCTTCGTAGATGAATTTGATAGTGATGATACTGTCGTAACTTCAGGCTCTATTGAGGCTTGGCTGGAAAATAATCTGGGGCAATTAAATTCTTTGATTTATAAAGACTTTAGTGGCGCAGCTACTGGAATGGATATAGAAGCCCAGTCCATTCATAAAGAACTCTACCTCTCTAATTATTATAGAAAACAAGCCAGACTATCTCTTAGAGGTATTACTTCGTCATCCGATGACAATAAGATACTATCCTTAAAGGACGGAGAATCGTCTGTGAGCTTCGTTAACCGTAATGAGGTGGCTAAGGTCTATAAAGGACTCGCAAACGACTCACAGGGCAAGCTAGACAGCTTAGTAGCTAAATACAACATATACGAAGCAAAACCCCAGCAAGTTGGTGGCGTAGATGGCATAGTTTTTACTGGTCAACTTTATTAAACCACATAAATAAAATAAATAAAAAAACCCCACCATAAGGTGGGGTTTTTCGTTATAGGTTTTTGTGAGGTTTTATACGAAGGTTGCAGTTTGGTTAGCTCCACTTACAAACACTCCATAAGTTAAGTCGTCGGGGCCACCAAGAGAG